CTGATCTCGTGTTCCATGTCACACCTGGCAGATGAAACCGACTCCAGCTCCGCCGGTACCCGCGGCAGCCTGGAGCGAGTCGCCGATGGCAGGCGTGCGCGAAGACGACAGCAGGAATGCCGCGATGGCGTTGGCTGACGTGCCCGAGGCGGCATCGCAGCAGATACCCCATACGCACGTTCCCGGAGCCGCCGTGAATGGTCCCCAGGTAAGGATGGCCGTATTGTAGATTAGAGACGGGCTGGCCGCGCTAGCACTCACCGGACCGTAAGCCTGCCGCGCATAGGCGGAAGACGTGGCGTACTCGTTGATCGTTGCGCCTGCCATCGTCAGCTCGGTAGACTGGAGCGCGCCGACGCCAGTAGTAGATAGCGCCATGTAGACAGCCCCGACTGCGGGGCTCTGTGTCTTGCGGAATACCGCGTTCAGGGCCTGCTGCTCGCCGTACTGCATGAGCTGACCCGCTGATAGAAGTGGCATTGTTCCTCCTAAGGTGCTGCTGGGAAAAGAGCGAGATACTGCGGATCGATTGTAGTGATCCTGCCTAGACCCTTGTCATCAACCCATTCGACAAGAGGCCATCCTGTTTCTGCGTCATATTCTAGGAACGTTACTTCCTTCCCTTCCTTCAGGTCCAGTTCCATCATCTCCGCGGATAGCGGCTGCCCGAGCGCATGCTCGCCGTAGCCAGCATCCGCTGGATGATCGTAAATGAACTTATCTCCCGGCACGGCGCTCGCTAGCGGCGCACTGGCATTCTCGTCACCGGAGAAATCTGATATCGGCATTAGCCTCCGCCTCCTGTTATAGTTCCGTCCGAATTCCAGGAATCCGGGATGTCGTCGGACCATCCCTTCTGTCGTGCCACCTTCATCACATAGCGGCGCACCTTCGCCCTTTCCTCAGGCGTATTCGGCTTGGCTCTGCCGACGGCCCTGATCGCGGCCGCGAGCGAGCCTGGCACCGGATTCGATGCAGAGCCGCGTACCTTAATGGGATACCGCGGGCTGTCCGACGCGTTCTTGCTGGATGGCGGCATGGCCTGTCCTTTGGACTGAAGCCGCTGTCGCACTCTCTGGCTGACGTCCACCATTTCGATTCTCCCAGTATTTATTCCATGCCGCTAGCGCATCTTTCCCTCTGGTGCCCGCGGTAGCCTTGCCCCATTCTTGAGACAGGTCTTGATTGATTGATTTCTGCCCGACGAATACGGCGCGCGCTATGCAGTGGCAATGGTCATGCGCCCGGAAGCCGACCGTTCTCTCCTTGTAGACAGCCCCGCGTCCAGCCAGCATGGCACAGAACCCGCACGCGCCAGGCTCTATCACGCGCTCCCAGCCGTCTGCCATCGAGTCCAGGTGCACCGCATTAGTTACGGTATCCCTTCCGCCCATCATCACCATGCGAGTACTCGCCCCGCGGAGCGCGTCTCTGGCCATGCCGGAAGCCTGATCAGCCTCGTAATTAGGCAGGAAATTGTAGAACTGACCTGGACCCATGGCATCTGTCACGTGATGGATGTACGACATGTCTGGGTCCACGCCTGGCACAGCTATATGGTCAAGGCCAGAGACGACTCTGGTATTGGCGTAATACTGCGCCGCACTGGCCGCGGTCGCCTCGTAATGCGTTGAGATGATTCCGTCAACGAGCGGACCGAGCATTTTCCAGCCGTCGTTGAAATTGTCCGGACGGATCATCCTGTTCCACATGCCGACAATGGCCAGCGCAGCCCGCATCGCGATTGACTGCTGTGCCTGTGAATACTGCTGGAGCAATACCTGCCCAGACGCATCAGGCGACAGCGGCACGCCAGCAACGGCACTCGTTAGATTCGGTGTGCTCATGGTAGCGGTTTACCTCCTGGTCCAGCCGGAGGTGCAGGCGGAATAGCACCTCCGGCCGGAGCGGCAGGTGCAGACACGGCTCCTGCGCCTGGAACAGCCGCGGCATTCGGTGCCTGTCCCGGCTGCGCCGCTGGCACTTGCTGCGCTTGCGCTACGGCTTGTGCCACGATCGCCTGAGCCTTTTCACGCTGCGCAGCAAGGAGCCATGCCTGCACATCTTCAGCGGTAACGCCGGGAATCCTAGCCCACAGTTCCTGGACAGGAACTCCGAGCATCTGCGCTACCTTCGTCAGGCCGTCAATTGTCGCACTGAATGCACGAGTTGACGTATCCCGCCATACGACGGTCCCGAATAGGTCATTCCAGCCTTCCTTGTCTCCGCGGGCAAGGGCCTCCAGCCGGAATGTATTGCGCCACGAATCGGTCATGTTGGACTTCAGTTCGTCAACGTGCCGGTCCTGCCCGTCCTTGGCCGCGGCCAGGGCTTCAGCCGACATGTTCGCAATCTGCCCTAGGAGCTGATAGGGAGGCACCTGCGTAACCGTGGCCATGTGCCGGATGCCATCCTCCCGGACACCGGAGAAGGGCTGTAGCGGCGTCTCAGAGAATTCCCCGAAGTGCGTATTGGGATCCTCTGCTGCCCAGACCCTATCCACGCCAGGCCGGAACGGGGCTTGCTCCTTGCCCTGCTCATCAACAGGAGCCATTCCTGTAACCCAGCGCTGCCGAATGGCTGCGTACTGTTCCGACATCATCAGGTTGAATGTGTCGAAATTGATCTGGTCCTGGATAGGAATGATCGGCTCTATTTCTCCGCTGCAATCCTCCTCGCCATCCAGGTCTGTCTCGAACAGAAAGCGCACGACAGGGCAGATGCCCATATCATGCTCTGAGATAGGTGACTGGCCGTTCAGCAGCGGGTCGCCGGCATCAGCTAGCTGGAGATGGTAGTTCGCTGCCGATACAGTACTGCCTCCGCTCATTGCCTGGCTGGCAAGGATAAAACGTCGGGCCTCGTCATAGATGGAAACGAATACTTTGTTCTTACCTCGGGGAAGCTGCACGCCGCGCACTTCCACGGCAAACTGCGGCCATTCATCGTCTACATCATCGGCATACATGGCTGTCATGCGCCGCGGACTCACCGGGCGGATTACCGGAACATCTTGCGCCTGCTCTTCATCTGTAGAAAGCTGGCCGGGAAGTACGACCGTGTAAGCCGAGCCGAACTTGATAACAGAGCGGTGCACGCCGTGCTGACGTGATACCATGCGATTAGCCCGGAATGATTCCCATTGCGGATTCGGCTGCTGCGGAGCCAGCACTTGATTCGCCGTGCTGCCAGACGGCCGGTAACCATCAACATGCAAGTTCTGAGAAATGACGGAAACGACCAGCGGCAGGAAATTGCGCCTGCTCTTCTTCATGATCCAGCGATACTCGGCATTGACGCCCCGAGGAGCGAACGGCGGATCATGCCTGCCGCGCACGTAGCGGCTGATGTGGCGCAGCCTGTCCTGCTCTGCCTGCCGCATGACCAGCGTGCTGCTCGCCAGTGACACAACGTCGCCAGCATCAATTATCATGAGAAGCTCCAGACTCTGGCACGCTCAGAATGTGTTTCAGCTTCCTTGCGTTCCTTGTATTTCTTGGAGGCGAGAACAAGCCTGCGCACATGGCGCGCGATTATCATGGCCACGTCGCCGTCTATCTTGCTATGGGACTTCGGGCTTTCCTTACTGACTGATATGCCCCATCTATTGGGAGCCCTGCGTGCATTGGCCACGTGCCGACCCAGTGTCGCGTCGCCGTCATGCGTGAAGCCCGGTGGATCGGCATCTATCTCGCTGAGAACCATTTCCGCAGCCGCGGTAAACTCTCCCACATGGCCGCGCATATCCCAGGCGACGGGCTGCGGATCGCGTCCTCCGGGCACAGCCCAGACGTCTACGATATCCTCGAACCACTGTCGCCATTTGATCTTGGTGCTTTCTTCCCATTCCTTGACATCAGCGAAGAATCCGCAGATGTGCCACTTTGCCTTTGCTAGCTGAATGGCCGCATCCACCTCATCTGCGGGAATATACCTGCGACCGCGGGTTTCCCATATGCCCAGCGAGAATACGAATCCCGTTTCAATGTGGCAGCCGATCAGAGCGGTAGCGTCTTCCACGCGGCTGCCGTCAAAGCCCATAGCGATATCGTCGCCGTCGTCAATGCGGAATTCCGTGTCTGCCATGCGTGCCCACTTCTGCGGCGTCGTCCAGGCATCCTCGGGGCTTTCCGGCCAATTCAGATAAAACCGTTTTGATACATCCAGAGTAGTACGCGGAGACAGAATCCGATTATCAACAATGTCAGCAGCATCCACCCAG